TACGCTACCCATGCTGAAATCTCCTGAGCGTGACTGGACTTTGTTGGCGGTACCGTTTTGAATCGAGTCGGCGTGACGTCAATGCCATCATAAGCATCGACACCACACGATTCTCGAAACTTCCCGCGAACAAAGCTCTTGTCCTCGTTGACCCGAAGGCCAGCGTTTTCAAGAGCTCCGACGACACCCTGATAACTCTGGGTGGGAACTATGAGATCGTCCCCAAACACAAAGACATCTGAGCTAACAGATCCCGTTAGGCACCCGCTTGTAGCGAGTGCAAACACAACGAGGCTTAACACGGGAAAGCATAAAGCACTTCCCATGGGAGCGTACTTGGCAAGATGGATCACCTCACCGTTCGGCAACTTCGTTGCGTGACTACGCAACGCGGCCAGATAGGGATAGTATTCACCCGCTAAGGCTTCAACTAGCTTTACTGACACGCGATCACTGGCTTCCTTGAGGTCAAGGGTCGCATATTCTTGCGTCCATGATGCCTCTAACGCCAGCCGCCCATTGACGGTCTGGTCGTGGAAGTTCACACGCCCTTTCGTAAGGGGGTGAGCCTCGATGGCACGAACAAGATTGTGCATCAAACCTTGTTGAAGGTATTGAACCTCTAAGGGTTCCATACTGATGACACGTGGTCCGCGCGAATCTTTTGGCACAAGCGTTAACTTGGCTGTGGGATACTCAAGGCGCTCCATAGAACGGAATTCTCCGGCTAATGAAGCAAGTGTGATGTGTCTCGCCCGCCCAGCCGTTCGGAACGGCTTTTGAAGGGAGGTATGCGCAGGCCAATGGCTGCGTAAGTCGCTGATTTCAGCAACTGCAGAGAGCGTAGTCCCCGGGTAGTAACTGTAATAAGGGTACTTCTTCTGGACACTGGCGTAGATACGCTTGAATGTCCATTTTTGGTTCCCTTTTTCACCAGTTGCTACACAGCCCGGACCGTGGCGAGGGGTTAAATTCTCGAAATCCACGGTTGCCAGAACAGACTGTACGACCTCACGAGCGATGTGGAATCCCTCGTGAGAATCGATACAGAGTTCGGCATGAAGGAGCTGCTCTACCGAGACAAAATCCGAGATAACTTTGTCGGCCTTCTCAGGCGGACACTCCATCTCGAATTTGTAAAAGAGGTAGCAGATCTGTCGTACCGAACGTAACGCTTCACCTACTGTCGCTCCC